TCCTAAAAATGTCTAAGGGACAGCTCCACGATTTTGCAGCAACCAAGAGAAAGAAACTTCCTGAGTATAAAATTAAGAAGTGAAAGCATTATACTTAGTATTAATAATACTTTCAATGATGGCAATTATATTATATATTGCAGCTGCTAAATGGGCTTAATCTAAAATTCAATCAAGAGGACATAAAAATGCCCGAAACTATTCAATCTAACGGTGAACTCAAACTAAAACTAGATAAAATATACGAACTAAATTTTAAGATTGGTCCCGCTATGAAGACTCTACGCTTCGAGGCTGAAAATGATCTTGAAGCGGAAGAACACGCTAAGAAATACGTTAAATTCGTAGACGGTATTTCGACCGCTAAAGTAGTTCAAATAGGCCATGCAAAGAAATTTGCCGTTAGAATTGATGATGAAATTACTCGACTTAAAAAACTTGTAGATCAGGGTAGGAGCCCCTATTTTTAGTTATGCCTACATTATCAGGATGTAGTAATTTAAATATATTAATAGATAATAAGTACTTCCAAGAATTTAATGATATGATGAAATGGCAATTAAATTTCATGGAGAATTTGCAAGATTAAATTTTCCAAGATGAAACATTATAATCATCATGTTGGATTATGGCGTGCTGAATTTGTTAAATGTGTCCACTGTGGAGCAATTTGGGCTGAAGTTTTTCCCGCAAATTCATCGGGGTTACGTTGTCCAGCTTGCTCAAACGTTACTGGTATCCGAATTTTTAAACCATACAGGAGTAAAATTAGTGCCCGTTGAAACAGAAAACGAGAAAGCTGAACAAGAAAAAATTGAACAGCAGCTTGCTGAACAAACCGCTCAAAGAATTGGTGAAATTAAGCAAACTCTAGGCCAGCAATTAGATAAATTTGGTCAAGAAGTAATGGCTTTTCTTAAAAGTACAGGTCAAACTAAGCCTAAATCTCAAGAAAAGCCGCAAGAAAAATCTCAATCTCAAGGGAGGTCATAAAATATATGGCTGACAACTGCGAATTTGGTCATCCTGATTCAAATCCTCGTGAATGGGGAAATGATAAAGGTGGAAATGTAGGTAAACAACCAGGAAATATGAATGCTCCTAGGCCTACAGATATAATTAACCATAATCTTCAACATTCAGACTACGCTGCTTTGGCGAGCGGCGGAGTAAAGGAATCTAAACGACCTTAAATAATTAAAATTCCGGTATAGGATATCTCTGTATTTGTGAATCCAGCCAGATCACACACTGCTCCTCGATATTCTATGCCGGAATTATAAAGATCTATGGCACAATATAAAGCTAAAGATGCTATACCTCCAAAAATTAAAGCGCAGAAAGCTAAATCTGCTGGCTTATCGAAATTAGTTGCAGCCAAAGGACTAAAAAGTCCTAAAAAATAAGTCGAGGGAATGGGGGAATGAATTTGTTGACAAGACGAATCTTCCCCCGATTTTTAATGCAAATATTTCCGCTCGATTGGGTATGGGCACACAGAATTCATGTTTGGGCTGAGTATAAAAGTCCTACTGGTATTAGTATTCAGCTAGTAGTTGAAGGAATGCCAAGGAAACTTTCAAGAAATGAAAGAATTTTCTTATTTGATACGTCAGTTAGAATGAAAGACTTAACGTGGGGTAATTAAATGGCAAAATCTCATCCAGGATTTAAAGCAGTTCAAGGAAAAATTGCTTCAGAAGGTTACTCTAAAAAAGCTGCTGGAGCTATTCTAGCAAATGCAACCCGAAATGCTTCTAAAGCAGCCAAAAAAGCTAACCCAAGACTCAATAAAGTCAAGGGATGACATAGAAATGTCTAACACTCAGTTATTTTGGGCCATATTAGCTACTTATGTTACAATCAATGGCCTTTTTATCGGGATTATAATTAAGTATATAGATTCAGGCACTGAATTACTAAAAGTTAAGATGGATGCTATTGATAATAAGATCGATCTAAAGATAGATCCAATTAAAGACGATATAGCAGCGATTAAAAGGGATCTTAAAGAACTTAGAGAAGCTCTTAAATTAAATTTTCCAAATGTCTGAAATCGGTTTAAATTTTAATTTTCTTACACCCGAACAAGAACAATTCTTTAATCTTACTTGTAGAAATCAGTGTTTCTCGGGAGGTTATGGAAATGGAAAAACTTGGGTAGGATGTCAGAAGGTAATTTATATTTTATCTACATTTCCTAATTCTAGAGCAGTTATTGCTAGATTTGAAGAATCTAAGCTTCGTCAAACGACCATGAAGACGTTTTATAACGTCGCTGATCCAAGATTATATGACGAAAAGTTGGGTGGTGTACGCGCTGATAGTCTTAATTATTGCCGCTTTATCAATAATTCTGAGGTTATTTTTCTACATCTGAAGGATTATGATGAACGGGTTCTTCGTGGACTAGAAATAAATGTAGTTTTAGTCGATCAGGCAGAAGAAATAGCAGAACAAACATTTACTACTCTGACCGCTCGCGTAGGTCGGTGGAGTGAAGCAAAAGTTCCAGAAAAGTTACTGGAATTGGTTCCTGATTGGCCGAAATTACCAAATGGAAACCCAAAAATTCCAAGTTATCTTATGCTGTTATGTAATCCTGATTCTGAGTTACATTGGATTTATCGTCGTTTCCATCCTGATTCCGAAGAGCATAACAGACGTTACTCAGAAACTTATAAAATGGTTCAAGCGAAAACCACCGCTAAAACCATAGATTCTGAAATCTTAGAGGAAATGGAATCCCATGATTCTTCATGGGTAGATCGCTACGTTTTAGGTAAATGGGGTATCCCCGAAGGCAATATCCATACTTTAACAGATGCTTCTATCTTAGAAGTAGGAAAAACAATAGATATAGACTACCTAAAACGGATTATTCTATTAGGGCATAAAGTTCGCGTATTAGATCATGGTGATGTTTCTCCAACTTGTTGTTTATGGTTTGTTGCTTATAAAGATTGGTTCTTTTGTTACAGGGAATATTATCAACCTGACGCTCTCATTTCAGTTCATCGCCGCAATATCGCTGCTTTGTCAGAAAGAGAATCCTACATCAACAACTTAGCGGACCCACAGATTTTTAAGAAGTTAAGCCAGAAATACGGTGGTAAATGGTCGGTTTCTGATGAATATGGTGACCCAAACATCATAGAAGACAGAAATGATAAGACAATGAAATTAACGCCTTGCCCTCAGCTATATTGGAGTCCAGCGGATAATGATGAATTGTCTACCAGGAATCGTATTTCTGAATTACTTTTGCATTCGAAAGCGTTTCGGAATCCTATATCTTCGGATAGTGGAAGTCCACGCTTATTTTTCATTAAAAAGACCCAGGAATGGCCAAATGGCTGTTATCATGCAATACTTGAATTGAAGGCACAAAAGCGAGAGAAAATTGGTAATGTAGATGGTAAGGATATTTTCTCAGATGAACGTAATCCTAATATCGCAGACCATGCATACGATTGTATTCGGTATTATTGTGCTAGTCATAGCCGTTCTCCTTCTATTCAAAAGCAAGATATAGTAAAAGGTTCTTTCTTTGATGTAAGAAAACAACTTAAGGTTTACAACCAGTACAAATATTCCTCGATGTTTGGAGTTAAAAATGCCACCAAAACGCAGCGCTAAAGAATACAAAAAGATGAATGAGTTGTTCATTCAAGATACTTTGAATTGGATGGCTATCCAACAAAAGATAGCAAAAGATAATCCTATGCCAGTTTATCGGCCATATCCACCATCAGAAACTATAGTAGATGAACGACAACATAACAATCAACCAGGGAAGCAATGACGAATTAGCTAAAACCTGGTTAGGTAGAATTAAAAAGAATACTGAAAAATACTTCGATCCTTGGTCATATAAGTTCCGCTGTGACACAATGGAGAAGTATTATTATGGAGATCAGTGGACTCTTTATAATACCACTTACGAACCCTACGTAACAAATCTTGTCTTCTCTACAATTGAAGTAAAAGTTCCTTCCCTGTTTTTCCAAACTCCGGTTTATCACGTTAAACCAAAGCCAACTCAAGTTCAATACGATTATGAAGATGCTATAAAAAGAGCATTATTGAGGGAAGATGTCCTCAACACTTTGGCTTCAGATCACATACAAGATCTTCCAGCGCAAGTTGAACTTTCGATACTTGATGCCTTCTTTAGATTTGGAGTTGTTGAAATTGGCTTTTCTAGCGATTGGATTGATAATCCTCATGCTGATATGCCTATTCTCCGCTCAGATAATGAAACTCCTTTTTTCGACGATGATAATAACGTAATAAAACAGCCTAAGAAGTTACCAGTCAATGAGCGTATTTTTCTCAAAAGAATCATTGCGAAGAGATTCAGGGTATCTGGTTTACAAGTTGGACCAAAATTGGAACAATCAAATTGGGTCGGATACTGGGATTTCGTTAGAATGGAAGATGTTAAAGCCAACCCCAATCTTAAAAATCTCGATAAAATTGATTGGCCTACTGGTAGATCTACTGATTATCCCGAAGATGACGAACATAAAACAGGCGATCTTCTTAAAGTCTGGAAAATCTGGGATAATCGTGCTAAGAAACGATATTTATTCGATGAAACGCACGCCATCACACTCTTAGAACAAGATTTTAAACGTCTCCCGCTTCTTGGATTGCGTTTTAACCCAATGTTAGAAGGTTGGCTACCAATGCCTCCAGCTTTTAATTGGAAGTCACCACAAGATGAATATAACGATTCAAGAGAGCAAGCTAGAAATCACAGAAAGCGATTTAATCGTAAGTATCTTTATCGAATTCAAGAATTTGAAGAAGATGAACTCGATAAGCTTCTCAATGGAGGAGACGGAACTTTTGTCAAAGTTAATAACGATCTTACCCAAGCTTGTATTCCAGTTCAAAACGCAGATTTGGGTCAAGCTTCTGTTGAAGGAATGACAGTAACTAAAGATGATTTCAATATAATTTCTGGAACATCTTCTGAACAGCGGCTACAAGGTAATAGAACTACAGCAACTCAAGCAGAAATAATTAATCAAAATGCAACTATACGTGACTCTAAATCAAGATTGCAAGTTGCGACATTCCTTAGCGATATTGGGCGTGAGATCTTATTACAAGCTGAAGAAAATTTTACTGCGCCGATTTGGACAAAAATGGCGGTTCCACAAGGAATAGATCCTGGTGTAGATCCGTCAGTAGGTGAAATTCCTTATGTCTGGGCTAAAGTTAAAATGTCAGATCTTGATGAAGGAGAACGAGGTGATTCTCTTAACTTCTCAGTCTCCGTATCGGTTGATTCAATTTCTCCAATTGAAAACACCCAAAGTACCCAAGCATACTTGTTATTTATTGGTTTGCTCCAACAATATCCAGAATTGGCCCAAGATCCTATGTTGGTTAGAGAAACTGCCTATGCTGTTGGATACAGAAACGAACAAGTTATCAGGAGAATGCAAAAAGTTGCTGAAGCAATGCTTGTCGGAAAAATGCAAATGATGCAAAATGCCTCAGTTCAATCTCAAAATACTCCAGGGCAAACTCCTTTACCAGGTCAAAATAATATGGGATCTCAGCTAGTTAATCAAAATATGCCAGCGGTTTCTAATGCTATTCCACAAATTTTATCGGGTAATCAACGGCCAAGTTAATGCCAATAATTGATTTGTATGAGGAGTGTAAAGAAGCTTATAAAGCTTATTTAGAGGAAACAAATGGTCTTAATTCTAGACTATTACCGCTCCCGAAATGGTGTGAATTACCAAGAGCTGAACAGCGTAGAATGATGGCATTTGCTAATCATTTAATTAAGAAATTTAAAAGAGAGGAGATTAAAGAAGATGGCGAATCCACAATTCGGACTGAGAGGATTCACACTAGGAAACTCAAATTCAAATCTAAACCAAAGCCTAAATCTAAATTTAAATCAGCACGATAAGATGGGTGCAATGAGATCTGGATTTGGTGGAGGTGGATTTAGTAAAAGTATCGGTAAAAAGATGAAAATGAAAAGTCTTTCTCCATTACAATTTAAGTTATTTAAATTAGGGATGACAAAAACATCTAAAATAGGATCAGGATTCAACAATGCCGGAAGATACTAATACTCAGGAACAAGTTCAGGAACAACCTAAACAAGAAGAAATTAAACAGGAAACTCAAGAAACTACAGAAGATCCTACTGCTAAAATGGCAATGGATCTTTATAATAGTTTAAATGATCCTACTCGTGCTGGAGAAGTTGTTAAATTCCTTGCCGCTCGGGCTGGATTAAAGATTCAGGAAGATGAAGTTACTCCTAAAGCGGCCACTAAGGAAACTATAGAAGAGCTTAAAAATGGAATTGATCCTAATCTTCATTTTCTGGTAGATGGTTTAAAGCCAGCTATAGAAAAGATGATTAATTCTCGTGTAGAAGCCGCTCTGAATCCTGTAAAACAGGCTCAATTACAAGATCGTGAGACTCAGGTAATGTCTCAAATTAATACAGCATATGATGTTATGCGCGGTCGTTATAAAGATTTTAATAAATACGAAGGAATGATGAATTCCATGTCAGAGAATTTACCTTATAAACCAGGTTCTGATATGGTTAAATACCTCGATAGTCTCTATAAACTTGCAACATACGAAACTAAAGAAGGAAAAGCTGTTGGAGATGCAGTAAATAGAATTAATAAAAATGCCCAACAGCATGTTAATGTACAATCAGCAGAAACTAGTGAAGGTACGGTTCAACAAGGATCTAAACTTCCTAGTTTACGTGAAGCTGTTTTAGCTGGTGTACGTGGAATTAAGCTAGCTTAATTTTTAAACCGCTATGAGCTATTCTCTACAGATAGCAAAACTTATGACAAAATTAACTCTGGAGAATTTTAAATGGCGGTTTACGGTCAGCCTAATGCACCATCCCAGAATACTATAAATTATGATGCTATTCTTAGCACAAGTTTATCAAATTATTCTAGGACACTCAACGATAACATATCAAAGAGCAATGCTTTTTGGTACATGATCCAACAAAATGGAATGTATCTACCAGTTAATGGTGGATTTAACATTGCATTTCCACTTGTTTATGCTCTAGGTCATTTTGATTGGTATGATGGATATGACAAACTTAATACCGATCCTATGGATGGAATTACCACCGCATTTTTTGATTGGAGACAAGCCAGTTCCCCAATTGCAATTTCAAGAAAAGAAGAAAGACAAAATTCTTCCGAAGATCGTATTATTGATCTGGTACAAGCTAAGATTATGCAATCTGAGCTTAGTATTAAACAAGGAATTAATCAGTCACTTCTTCAAGGTTCATATGCATCAGGTGGCAATTCTATTTTTGCAAATGCCAGTTCACCATCTAATGGATCTTTAGGTTTAGAACCGCTTTTCCAACTTGTCAATCCAATGACAGCGGGATCACAAGGTAATGCTGTAGTTGGAAATATCAATTATCAAACTTCTACTTGGTGGCAAAATCAAGTAGTTCAATCAGCTTTAACTAGTTCTAGTTTGCCAACTGCGTTTCTTTTAGAAGCACAAAAGGCTTACGATAATGCTGCAAAAGGTCCAGGTGGCGCACCTGATCTAATTCTTACAGATCAAACCACTTATGAACTGTGGAATGCAGTTTATTATCAAGTTTACCGTCGTCAAGCAGATACAAATAACGATTATCCTTTTGAGAATATTCGTTTCAGAAATGCTATTCTTACATGGGATGAATTTATGCCAGATGCTAAGAATAACACAACTGATCCGCTCGGCGGTTTAGGGACTGCGCTATTTCTTAACTCAAAGTTCTTTGCTGTAAAATATGACAGCGAATCAAATTTTGTCGCTACACCATTTGTAAAACCTGCTGATCAAGATGCCAAAGTAGCTCATATACTTTGGATGGGAAATACAGTTGTTTCCAATAGAAGGAAACAGTGTGTTTGGCATGGAATCCCCAGAACGCTAGGTTTTACTAATTAATTTATTTGACGAGTTTAAGGAGAAATTAAATGCCAGAACCATTATTGGGTCCAAATATCGGAGGTAGTTCTGTTACTCATGGAGTACAAAGAACTCAAAGATTTGTAAATGGATTATCAAGTGCGATTCCTCAATACGCTTGTTGTTCTTATTTAGATTCAGGATTAACAGGAAATCCTGGAGCATATGTTAGTTCTAATGCTAGCGTTGTTTCTGGAGGTGGAGTTACACCTGCATTTGCTGGAATTGCAATAAATCCACTTCCAGGAGATGTATCTGTAAATCTTGTAACTGGTGGAACTGTAAAAACTAAAGTTACTGCTGGTGCAGCTAAAGGAGATGAATTAGAAATGGCAACTACTGGTGGTTCATTACCACAAAAGCTAAGTGCTGGAAAAGTAATAGGAAAAATGCTTTCTGGTATTGATGCCAGTGGATTTGCTACTATTTTAATTTATTATTAGAATGCCAGCACCACTATTAGGTCCGAATTTCGCAGGAACAGGATCACATCCTCAACCAGCAATACAATCTTATATTGTAGCTGGCGCAACACCAATTACAGCAGGAAATCCAGTTATATTTATGGGATCCGGAACTACTGTAGCTCCAGGTTCAGTAAATCTTGGATCTCCATTAATTGCAGGAATTGCAGTAATTAGTGCAGCCGCAGGACAATATGTTGATGTAGCAGTAGATGGACCAGTAACTGCAAATACTTCTGGAAATCCAGCAACAGGAGCGCAATTACAAATTGATGCAACTGGAAATGCTGTCACAACTATTTCTTCCGGTAAGAGTATTGGTTATGCAATAACTGCTACATCTGGTGGAAAAGCTACAATACTTTTGAGATTGCAGTAATACCAATTTACAGAGGTTTAGCTTGGCTACTTCGATTTCCTGATGTAGAAGTAGATAGATCCCATCTAAGCCTCTCTTTTTGGCAGATAAATGACTAGACTTCAATTAAAGCAGCGGATACTAGATAATCTAAAAGATCCATCTGGTATTTATTTCACTGACTCAAAATTAACTGATTCCATTCAGGATGGTTACGATGAAATAATTCAGGAGACTGAATGTATAGAGCAAATGGTAACTCTTACCAGCGATCCAGGTAGGATATACTACGATCTATATGATATAATACCTGGATTCTGGAAGATGACACGAATATTTAATAATCAGACTAGTAGATGGTTATCTATCTATGATCAACAGATTTTGAATCGTGTTTACTATTCCTGGGAAAAATCTATTGGAACACCTTGGTATGCTTATATTGTAAACTTTCAATACTTGGGATTTTTTCCTCATGCTAATGCTGATCAAACGTTTGATCTTTATATAAAAGTTGGTAAAGATCCATTAACTGAAGATAGTCAGCTAATACAGATACCAAGTACTTACATTAAAACTATAGAAAGTTGGTGCACAGCTGATTTACTTGAATCGGTTCAAGAATTTAGTAAAGCTAAAAATTTCTGGATGGAATATGGATTAGAGTTAAATAGGTTTAAAGCTCATGTTCGCTCCAGAAGTTTACCAGCACAACGACAAATTTATGAGCCATATGTTCCATGACAACATCAACACTTGTATTATATGAAACTCCTCAGGATACTGGAGATGGCACTCATGAGAATTTTTCTTTGCAAAATGAACCAAATCCAGCTAGTTCATTAGTACTTATATTAGATGGAGTTCGTTTACAGTGGGGTAATGATTATCAAATAGGTGGAGTTATAATAAATTTAATATTTCCTAAAGGAGCTAATGATTATTTATTAGCTTTCTATACTTACGATGCCTAGTTTTTTTGATTCAATAACTCCAGCTGGAGCATATGATGGTGTATCTAAAATATATACATTACCTGCCGCTCCGAGTCCTCCAGATGTTTTACTACTTTTATTTGATGGAATTTTACTAAATCCCAATATCGACTATACTCTAATTGATAATGTCATTACATTTAGTGCTATAATTCCAGTTAAGAAAACTATCCTGAGAGCTTATTTTCAGATAGATTCTCCTGCTCCTGTAGATGAAACTATAGAATTTGTTAATAATGAAACTCCATACTATATAGGTGTTAATCAATATACACTACAACAGATTCCAGTTCCTATGGAATCTCTTCGATTAACAATGGATGGAGTTAGTTTATTCCAGGGGATTGATTATGATATAGTTGGAAAAGTTATAACATTTAGATATACAGTACCAAGTAACGCAATCCTTACAGCTAACTACAGACTTCTCTTAGAATTTAGAATTAAACAGTACGCTAAGTCAGGGATAATTAGCTATATTCGAGGATATTTAAATGATCCAGCGGCCGTTATTTGGAGTGATGCAGAGTTATTACAGTGGATTTCTCAAGCTGAGATGGAAATAACTCAGCGGTTATCTATATACTGGATTAAATTTCCATTGGCATTATATGCTGGTCAGGGACTTTACGATATGCCAGAGAATCTAAAGGGAATTACTAGATTAACGTATCGTAGTACTCCTGTAGAAATGATAACTCAATATCAGATGGCAACATTAGTTCCAACTTATAGAAATCAACAATCTAGGGTATTATATGCAAGTCTTCAATTTGAAGGTTATTATACTTTGCGTTTATTCTGTACTCCTTATGAAGATTTGCCAGCTTTATCCCAAGGCAACGATATCTACACCGATAAAAATCTTCTGAATGAATTTCAAATTAGTGCTTACTTTTATTCTTCAGAAACTACTCCGTACATAATAACTCCTGATTATTTAGCTCGTAGAACAATTAGATATTATGTAATGTGGAAAGCTTTCTCGATTGAGGGTAATGGTCAGGATATTAATGTAGCTGGATACTATAGACAAAAATTTGAAGAACAGATGGCAAAAAATACTGTCTTCTATGATAAAATTTATGCATCAAAAGAAAGACAATTACAGCCACAGTTCTTGAATGTAAAACGTCGTGTAGCTAGGCCAGTTTTACCGCCAAATTATGGACCTATTGTTCCCCCAAGATAATTATGTCACTCTATATTGTACCAGGTTGCATTTGTTGAAAACTGATGGGTCAGATATTCAATAAAGATTTTACTGCTGGATATACTCCAGGCGATGATTATTTAAATGGCCGCTCGAATGGTCATTTACGTATGGATAATTTATGTCTGGATGAAAATGGTGCGTTAGTTTTATCTAAGGCTCCAGTTAATTTAACAACCGCTCCAGCGGGCATGCAGATAATTGCAGTTTACTCTAAGTATTTAAGTGGAATTCGTTACAGATTTGTTCAGTATCAGGATTTTACTGTATGGTGTGATAAAACTAAAGATAGTAATAACCGATTCATATATAATATATGTGGATACGGGAACGGTAAAGCTGGCCCTAAACCAGCAGCATTTGGCTCTGGGTTTGGTAGAATATTTATAAGTAATGGAGCGGGGAATACAGGAAATGTAGGAGATACTTCTGCTACGACAGAAAATAGAGAATTTGACGGAAATATTAATTCAGTTTGGGGTTGGCAGCCTTATCAACAAAACGTTGCTCCAAAATTACAATTTCAGCAAGCTACTTGTATTTCTTTCTATGGTACTAATACTGGTAACTGGACTAATATTACTAGTTTGGTTAACGGTTCTAATTTTAAAACCGACAATGGCCTTGCTACCTTTTCTACTTCACCAGCAAATTTGGGTGTCCTAAAATTTACTCCAAGTTCTCCATTTAATTTAAATCAGTTTACTCAAGCTGGCAGCGTTCAAAATGTAGGTAATGTAGTTCCTGATCCTGGAGATACATTTAATCTGGTAGTAAATTTTCCTGGAGGTACTCCACCAACTTCTATAGAAGTTAGAGCTTGTTCTTCTACCAGTGATACGAATAACTACTACACTCATACATTTGGGCCAGGATCGTACTCTAATATTTTTAATAATTGGCAATTATTACAATGTCTTCGCTCTGAATTTACAGCGACTGGAGTAGTAAATTGGAATTCTATAGCGATGACTGAGATTAGACTTACTTCTTCAGATAACGGTACGTACTCGCTTTCAGTTCCATTTGAGTTTTATAACGGTAATAATTTTGCAAATAATGTAGAGGCTGGATTAGATGGTGGCGCACCGATTACTTATGTTCAGCAGTTGATAACACAATTGAGTGGAACTTCTGGTAAATCTCCATTTAGTGTTCCTAGTAGGCCAGTTTTTGGTAAATGGTATGCAGTTGGTGTAATTCCACAAAATCCAAATAATACAGTTCCTATAGCTTGGAAAGATCCTAGACTTAAAGCTATTGATATTTATAGAACTGGAGGATTAACTTCCGATGCATATTATTTTATTGGAGAAGTTTTAACTTCTGGTGGTTCTGCTGTAGTTTGGGACGAAACTAGCGCATTAGAATTACAAGCACAAAATATTACATCACCTAATGGAATTTATCTATCTAATATACCTCCTGGAATTATTGGAATAGAAGGACCAATAAATGGTCGCATGGCATTAATGACTTCATCTGGAGTTCAATTTACTGATTTTATGAACTCTGAGTCAATTGATGACCGCTTGACAATTATACCTTCAGCTTCTGCTGATGAATCTTGTTTATTTATTTCTCGAGTTTCTAATACAGTTTTACTTCTGGCTACTACTCAAGATTTTTATGAAATTTCAGGAACATTCACTGATTTATCGGATGGGACATTTGATATAGCTATGAGATCAGCTGGAATTAAACAACCAGCTATTTCTGGCGCTCATTGTAATTACGATAATACAATAATCTACATTGCTAGTAGCGGTGTTAGACAATTGGCATTTTCGCTAAGTACATTAATGTCTCAGGAACTAACTCTTTTATTTAAAGGT